GTTGGAGATATTGTTCAAGCCTATAAAGATATTGCAGCAACTCAGGTAGATCCTGCAAAGACGGCAGCATTACAACAATATTACGGTATTGATACTAATGGTGTAGCGGCAATGCTTATGGATCCTGCAAAGGCTCAACCAATTCTTAATGCTATTGCCCAAAAGGGTACAACAGCCGCAGCCGCTTCTAGCGCAGGTATGGCAGATATTTCAGGTGCAGCACAAGTTGCTGGTGATCTTGGTGCAGGTTCACTTTCATATGCCAAGCAAGCACAAGCCTTTGCAACAGCCCAACAACTTAACCAACAGGCTGGCACATTAGCAAATATTTACGGTAATGCTTATGGCAATTACAACACTGCTCAAGGTCTGCAAGAAGCACTACAAGGACCTGAAGCAGTACAAGACGCAGCAACTCGTCAACGTTTAGCAACAGCAGAGACATCACAATTTGGTGGTTCTGCCGGTGCTAGTCAGCAAGGCCAATCACTTGGCATAGGAACAGCCCAAGGCGTTTCCTAACCTAAATTCCGTTACCACTCACCAGCATGGATAACGCGTATTAAAGACTGGGAGTAAGAGCTAACCATCTTTCCCCTGAGATGACTTATGGCTTACGCATCAACCAACGAAAGGGAGTGCCACATGGCAAACCAATATGAAGATGACGAAGACGATCTAGACCTAGAAGATACACCTACTCAGGTGGATCCAAATGGTCCAGCAAATCTCCGTAAAGCATTAAAGCGAGCAGAGAAAGAAAAGAAAGAACTAGCCGAGCAATTGGCAAGTATTCAATCTGATCTTCGCAATCGTTCAGTCAAAGAAGTATTGGCACAGAAAGGCGTACCTGATAAGGTCGCCAAGTTTATTCCTGGCGATGTTCAAACGCCAGAGCAGATAGACGCTTGGCTTACTGAGAATTCCGATGTATTCGGCTTTCAGAAGGCAGAAGCAGAATCTGCTCCAATCTCCGATGAAGAAGCAACCAATAGGGCAGCGTATCAACGCATCAATGCCGCAACACAAAATGCTAATACCCCAACAAGAGATGCCGATTTAATGGCAAAACTAAACGGGGCTAAGTCAATTGAAGAACTTAACGCATTAACCGGTAACGCTTCACAACGTCGTAGATAAATCCATTAACCGCACAAACCTTATAGAAAGAAGGTGACACAGTGACAAACGCATATACAGATACAACATCTAACTCTCTCGGTACTTCTCTAGTACAGACAGCGTATGATCGTTATGTAGAGTTTGCACTCCGTGCTGTACCTCTAGTCCGCGATGTCGCAGACAAGCGTCCAGTACAACAAGCAATGCCAGGTTCTTCTGTAGTCTTCCAGATTTACACAGACCTATCAGCCGCTACCTCACCACTTTCAGAATCAGTTGATCCAGATGCTGTAGCCCTAGGCAATACAACACCTATCACTGTTACTCTGAATGAATACGGTAACGCATCTCTTGCAACTCGTAAATTAGAGTTGTTCTCACTCTCAGACGTAGATCCAGCAATTGCTGACATCATCGCGTTCAACATGGCTGACTCACTTGACAACGTTGCGCTTAACACCCTTATCGGTGGACCAAACGTAATCGCTGAACTTACAGGTGGAGCCACTTCTCCAGTATCTACCTATGCAGGTACATACACCAACGGAACAACACAAAAGTCAATTGACTCAACATCTGTTATCCGTTCACGTGACATCCGTCTTGCAGTAGCTAAGCTACGCGCAAACAAGGCTGTCCCACGTCAAGGCGAATACTACTGGTGTGGTATTCACCCAGAAGTATCACACGATCTTCGCGCAGAAACTGGTTCTGGCGGATGGCGTGATGACCATAAGTATTCCGAAACAGGTTCATCAGAATTCTGGCCAGGAACAATCGGAACCTACGAAGGTGCAATGTTCGTTGAGTCACCACGTATGTTCAACGCAGCAGACGGTACTGGCGGATCTACAGGTTCAGGAACCTTTGGTTCTTCATGGACCTATGGTACCGGCGGTGTACGCGTATTCCGTACTCTTGTTGCTGGTAAGCAAGCACTTGCTGAAGCAGTTGCCGAAGAACCACACGTTATCTTCGGACCAATTGTTGATAAGTTGATGCGTTTCCGTCCAATCGGATGGTACGGCGTTCTAGGATGGGCGCGTTACCGTGACGCATCTCTAGTGCGTATTGAATCATCATCTTCAATCCACAACTCTTAATCTAATTAAGTAGACGTTAGTCCCCCGCTTTGGCGGGGGATTAACCCTAACAAGGAGAACAATGGCATATCTGTTTAAACCGCCTACGGTAGAAGAAGGCCCAGCAGGCTTTGGCCGTTTGTTTTGGCGTTACAGAATTAACCGTGCCGATACAGTTTTAGTTTACGGTACGACTACCGTAAGCCTGCGTACGCCAGGCGTAGATCAAACACAGGATGCAGACTACTGCTATCTGGGTGGACATGAGTACATACTGTCCCCAGTTGAATATAACATTTTAGTAGCCAATGGTTTTGGCGCAAACATAACAACTATTTAGGAGATTAAGTGAATCCAGGTAGATACAACATTACCGTTGTAAACGGTACTACATTTCAACTTTCTCCAGTATGGAAGGTTGATAACCTTCCTGTAGACCTAACAGGCTACTCCGCTGATATGCAGGTAAGGGACATCAGCAATAATCTAATCGTAGAACTTTCAACACAAAATGGCAAGGCTAGTATCTCAGCAGCCCTTGGCCAAACTAACTTAACTTTAACAGCTACTCAAACCTCAGCAGCAAACTTGCCAGCAGGTAACTATACCTACGCCTTGAACCTAACAAGCTCTGGCTTAGTTGTATACCAAATCTTGACTGGTAACTTCATTGTGGTAGCGAGTGTGAATCAATAATGGCCATTAGCGTAAATAGTATTTCAGTTGTTGAAATTCCAGTTACGACTAACGTATACAACGTCGGCTCTCAACAATCGGTAATTATTGAATTAGGACCTGTAGGTCCACAAGGTATTCAGGGAGCGACGGGAAATACAGGTGCCACAGGTGCTGGATACACGGGTGCAACTGGTGCTACAGGAAGCACTGGATCGGCTGGCGGAACTGGAGCGACGGGTGCTACAGGAGCCAGTGGAAATACTGGCGCTACGGGTGCCGCTGGACCAACTGGTTCAACAGGATTAACGGGTAACACTGGAGCGACTGGAGCAACAGGCGCTAATAGCACCGTTGCTGGCCCTACAGGGCCTACAGGCAGTACAGGAGCGACTGGCGCAGGAACTACTGGCACTACTGGTGCGACTGGCTCTACAGGCGTTACAGGGCCTACAGGAGCCACTGGAAGTACAGGTTCTACGCGTGCCACAGGTACAGGTTATAGCGGAGTAGCATCCCTTACCTCAGTCACTGTTGCTACAGGCTCACAAACCTTTGCTCTTATTGCTGGTCAAGGTGCTTTCCTTGCTGGCGCACGAGTACGGGCCTTCTATACCGTAACTCCATCTAACTTTATGGAAGGTTTAATTACTTCCATCTCATCCTCATCCGTGACGATCAATGTTGACACCATTGGCGGTTCAGGAACGTATGCCATTTGGAACTTCAGCATTACAGGCAACCCTGGCATAACAGGGGCTACTGGTCCTACAGGATCAACTGGTGCTACAGGAAATACGGGAGCAACTGGATCCACAGGAGCAACAGGCGCTGACGCGTCGGCTTTCCCAGGAATACTTTTATTAGGCGGTATGTGATAAGATAGCGCTATGGTCAAGATCGTAGCGTATGCAATAGCAAAGAATGAGATTAAGCATGCAGAACGCTGGGCGCAAACTACTAAAGATGCTTACTATCGTGTCGTTATTGACACTGGTTCTACGGATGGTACACAAGAAAAACTCCGAGAGCTGGGAGTAACGGTATACCAATCGCATATTCAACCTTTCAGGTTTGATATGGCCCGTAACGTATCTCTTGGCTTATTGCCTAAAGATGCAGATGCTTGTCTATATCTTGATATGGATGAGATATGCGAAGAAGGTTTTTTTGAAAAGGTCCGACGCAAATGGACTGTAGAAACCAATGCCGCTTGGGTTAGTTTTGATACTGGCTCTACTTGGCAAAAAGATAAACTTCATTCTAGGTTTGGTTGGACATGGAAGTATCCATGTCACGAAGTACCATCTTGGTACAAAGGTGGAGATGCCAGGTATGTAAACATACCAGAGGCTAAAATTTCTCACGATCCAGACCAAACAAAATCCCGTGGGCAATACATGGATCTGCTTGAACTAGCAGTTAAAGAATACCCAAATGATGCACGTATGTGGACTTACATGTGCAGAGAATATTATTTCTACCAACGCTGGCAAGACTGCATTGATGCAGCCAAGAAACAAATTGCTTGCAATGGTTGGGATGTAGAACAAGCCGCAGTCTGCCGGTGGGCAGCTGAGTCAGAGCATAACCTTGGCAACAAGGAAAAGGCTACTGAGTGGTTTGACAAAGGTGTACAAATTCTTCCCTTAGAAGGTGAGTCATGGTACGGCGTAGCCGTAGATGCTTACCGCAACAACAATTGGGCTAGGTGCTTAGATGCTTCTATCAACGCTTTGGAGCGTGTTAGATCAATGCACTACTGCTACGAATCAGCAGTCTGGGATTGGAAAGCCTACGACCTTGCCTCAATTGCTTCATACAACCTTAATCACCTTGATGAAGCCCTAGCGTTTGCTAGAGCAGCAGTTAAGGGTGATGGTCCTGAAACAGATCGCATTAAGCGAAACCTAACATTTTTTCAGAAAGTGAAGAATGAGCGAACATCAACACGTAAGTCAAGTAAATAAATGGGGCTTTGATGCCAAAGACAATTGGGTACCAGTTGAATACATTTGTAAAGAATGTAGCGAAACTTACCCAGAATCACCTGTTTACCCTGAAAAACCATCGGATCATGTTAACCATATTGATTATGTTGATGGCTGCTTTCCTTGCAAACTTTTAACAATTCAACTTGGCGCTGGTGACGCTGGTCGTGCAGAACATATGTCTGCTAAAAAATGGGATGGCGAACTAGAAGCTTACCGTAAGGCCAGATCAGAAGGTATCCAACCAAGTGGTACAACCATGAAGGCTATCAATGAAGCCAAGGCCGCAAGTGACAAATTAGGCACAGCCTATAACGGTGAGTCAATGCCAGCCGCAAAAGAGATTACCAAGCGCACCGCTAAGGTAATGAAAGAAACAGGAGCAATCTAATGGCAGCAGCAAAAAAGGGCATGGGCTTTGCAGCCGCACAAAAGGGTATTGCTAAGAAGCAAGGTATCCCAATGGAGCGAGCAGGAGCAATCCTTGCATCAGCAACACGCAAAGCATCACCAGCCGCTAAAAAAGCTAATCCAAATTTGAAGAAGGTCCTACCAGCAAAGAAGGGAAAGTAACATGTGTAAAGAATGTGGATGCAACAAGACCGCTAAGGGCGGTACTCCAGAAACATTAACAGGTAAGCCTACAAAGTCACCTTACGGTGAGTACGAAGGCGTTGGCGGATCTAAGTAACTATC